ATTAGATGCAATCATTTCAGATTCACCTTGGTCTACTAACTTAATAGCTGTGCCACCAGAAGGTTTGATATATACATCATATTCACCACTTGTGCCATTATGAACAAAGTAAACTTTTTCTGTAGCAGGGATAACTACAGTACAATCAGCTGACAATGTGCCATTAAACTTAAGCCCCATATTTCTAGCTTGGTTGCTAGTAGCTTGTGTGTCTGTAAGAGTAGTTTCTCCAGAAGATAACGTAATAGTTTCATATCCAGCGACTGCTTCGTCTACTAGGTCGATTACGTTTGCATTAAGTCTTAGCCCCCAAGTGTTAGAGTTTTCGCCATCTCCTTGTTTTTCTAGGCCAATTCTGTCTGTATATGTGCTTGCCATGTTTTTATCCCTATTAAATTAATATCTTTATATTATACACTATTCTCCTGATTTACCCAATAGTTTCTGAACAGTGTTAGTTTCGTAAATTCGTAGAAGAACCCAGACTAAAGAAGCAAGAGCCGTAGCTTCTGGCAGCCAAGAAAAATATGCGCCTAGCGTTACACCACCAGCAGTAATATCAAGCATTTGTTTTGTTTCTTCAGTCATTATTTTATCCTTATTTAAAAAGTTATTTTAATATATGTCATTGTGTCGTTTAATACTTGTCTTTCTACTTGTTGAGGCAACGCTCCAGATTCAATAGCTCTATCTAACATGTTATCTATAAAACCAGAAGTAATAATCTCACCCGACCAACCTAAAAAACCATCTTGTTGCATTCTAGATGTATAGGCATTCCAATATCCATTTGGTTCATATAACCAGCTTCTACTATTATTTAACCTTCCATATAAAACAATAGGAATATAATAGTAGTTACTATCTCTTTTGTCATTCTCTCCAATTAATAAAGCAATGTTGTTATCATTATATTTACCTAAATATTTATGTTCAGAATTTTCTAAAATATTATTAAATAAACCAATTAAATTTTCTCTATTATATGGAGTAGAGTTATTTAAAACTTGATATAAAAACTCTTCGCTTTGGTTATACATATCCAAAAAAACATTATTATCTATTATATCTTGTTTTATAATTTGATAAGTCATATTAATCTTTCTTTATCTTGTGTAATGCTTTTCTAAATTTATCATAACGACCTTGAGTCATTGTAGCAAATTTATTAATAGTTTGTTTATGCTTTTCATTTAAACCTTCTGTATACTTATTAATTTCATCAAAAGGATACGAAAATCTTTCTGACATATTTATATAACCTTTTAATATAATGCCTACATAATTTAATGCACAAGCATCTTCAGCCAATATACCATAGGTATTACAGTCTCTAGCACTTAAACATTCTTCCATAAGCATATCATTTCTATGATTCATATACCTAGGCATATATAGTTTTTTCTTATCTGCAAATATCCCAACATCTTTTTTAGGAACATCACTCCACATATTTGGATTAATTATAAATACAGACATATCTACTATATTTGGGTTTATAGGTTTTCCTAATTTAGTTTCATATGACGCATGTAATCTAAAATGGTCATGAAAAACATAAAACCTACTAAGAGCCATATGATAATTCTTTAATCTTTCTTTTGACGGTAAATCTCCTTCTTTTACTTTTAATACAACACCACTCTTTACTACAAGAGAAGTATCATTAATATTTTTTAAAGCTAGGCCTATTTTACTATCTTCTACTGGAACTACTTTGTATGTCCAGTCTGGCATATTAGCCTTAATAGAATTTACTGTGAGTGGTGTAAGGTCATTCTCTTCATAAATAACCACATTATTTATTTGCATTTACAAACTCACCACAATAATTAAAAAAATTATCTATTTTTTTCTGTGGGTTACTACTGTAATATGGAACTAATCCAGAATACTCACATGATAGAATAGATTTAAGTTTATCTTGACTATATCCTTTGTCTGTTTTAATAGCACTATATATAGACGAATATGTCCTTATTGTATCATCTTTATCGAAGATATGCAATATCTTATCTTTTGCTAAAGCGGCTATACCCATTTCAGAATTAGTACAACAGCCTACAATCTTAGCCTTATCTAGAACTTCGTGTCCAGAAATTTTTTTATCAATAATAACATCGCTACCAAACTCTCTACGAAGATAAGACTCAAGCCCTGATGCAGATATAGGGTGCATCTTTAATTTAGCCCCTTGTTTAACTGCTCTATGTACTTTGTCTATATCTACAGCCTTATTAAATATATTAGTTCCTGGAAGGAATATAACAAATTTATTATCAGGTATAGTTTTTTTCTTTAAACTATATTTATCTGTAGCATTTTCTTTTATCTTTTCAAACAGCCAAAGCCCCTCTGTTGTAATAGGACTACTTGCAGCTTTTTCCATAATATTAAAATTATGGTATTTATTAGCAGGGCGTATATACATAAAGTTAGCCATACTATCTGTATATACAAATCCTTTAATAGTCTTGCCGCCTACATCATACCATAAGTCATACTCAATATTAGTATTTCCTGGTCCTCGTTCTGGTAAAAGATTAAGTAAATTTTCTACTTCTTTATTTTTTCTAGAACGTAAAACATTTCCTGATTTAAAGAAGTGAGCAGCAGCATCACCTAGTACTTCATTATCAGCCATTTTCATTAAGGGCATTTTTTAAGTCCTCTATTTTTTCCTCTAGCTCCTCAATCTTTTCCTCTGTGTCTCTAAAATAATCTAATACAATTTCTAAAGTTATTTCAAGTTTTTTATTTAATCTTTTAATTTCGTCTTCTAAACTTCCGTCCATTTTTCACCATCCCAGTATCTTTCTGTTGTATCATTTATAGAACCAACTTCTGTTTCTTGATTTGTAGCTGTCAATCGTTCGTAAACAATAACACTTGAAGTTTCAAAAATTGTTTCTCTAGCTGTATTATACACTGTATCAAATACTGTTGTCAAGGAAGTATTTGTAACTTTTGTAGTATTAAACAAAGTATCAAATACAGTAAGCCTTGAGGTTTCTGTTTGAAGTGATGTTGCTCCTGTGGTTTCAAAAGTTGTAATAGTTCCAAATACAGTTACATTATTAGTTGAGGTTGCAAGAGAAGTACTGCCTGTAGTTTCATATATAGTTGTTCGGCTTGTCTCTGTATCTATTGATGTAGAAAGAGCAGTTTCAAATGTAGTAGTTCTGCTTGTATCTGTAATTAAGTTAGTTTCATAAGCTGTTTCGTAGGCTGTAACTGTATCAAAAACAGTAATAGTATCATATACAGTTGTCCTGCTTGTAGCTACAGTTATGTCAGTTTCTGCTGTAGTTTCAAATACAGTAGTCGTGTCAAATGTAGTTGTACGGCTAGTATCAAATACTGTATCAAATGTTGTAGTAGTATCAAATGTTGTAGTAGTATTAAATATAGTAGTAGTACTAAATGTAGTAGTAGTAGCTCTACTTGTAGCAAATGTAGTAGTTCTAGACGTAGCTGCTTCGTACCTACGAGCTACTTCATAAAAAAGTGCGCCTTTAAAATTAAGTCTTAATTGACCACACAAATATCTATAAGGACTTGCATAATATGTTAACCCAGGGCTTCCTGCACCCGCACCGCCGCTTGTTATAACTGCGTCAGCCCAAATTATAGTTCCAGCGCCACTCCAATAGTACGCAGGCGAAGCTGTTGAGAAAAAGTAAGCACTATAACCACCTGCAGTAGTATAAGTAGTTGTTCGGCTAGTATTAAATGTAGTTGTTGTAGAACGAGAGGTAGTAGTAGCACGGCTTGTAGAAGTAGCACGGCTTGTAGAAGTAGCCCTAGATGTACTTAATACTGTTGCAAATGTTGTAGTATTACTTGTTTCGGTTAACTGGTTTGTATCAAATGTAGTATCAAAAAGTGTAACAGTATCAAAAATAGTTTCTCTACTTGTAGAGGCTATGATTGATGTATCAGTAGTTCTTGATGTAAGAATAACTGTATCAAACACAGTAGTCGTGTCAAATGTAGTTGTGCGGCTAGTATCAAACACTGTGTCAAATACTGTTGTTGTGCTAAACGTAGTTGTTGGAGAAGTTTCAAACGTAGTATCAAATACAGTGGTTGTATCAAACACAGTAGTTCTTGATGTGTCTGTTATAGCTGTTGTTTCAAATGTAGTGTCAAAGGTTGTAGTAGTATCAAAAGTAGTTGTTCTATTTGTAGACTGTACTGTATCATAAATAGTATTTGTTTCAAATACAGTAACTCTGTCTGTTACACCTGTTGTTTCAAATGTAGTAGTGCGGTTAGTGTCTGCTGCTCTAAATGTTTCGTAATTAGCTTCAAAAACAGTGCTAACTACGCCTCCATTATTTACAAAGGCATAGTTTACTTCAAATATAGTTCCTTGGTTTTCTGTAATAAAAAGCCGACTAACGTCCTTAACTGTGGAGCCGTCACTAATCTTAATGTTCTTTGCCATTATTAGACTCCTTTAAGATACTACGTACCAAATATATCCTTCAGGTTTTCCTCCACTTGTAGTTGGTGCAGTAAGGGTTACTTTCCATAAATTGTTAGTAAGAGATGTTAGCTGTCTTGGAATAATAGCACTAACTTCTGCTATCCTTGTTTCTAATGTTGCAGATAATGCAGCAATTAAGCTTGTATTTGCTGCAATAGAAGAATTGGCTACTACAATTGCAGAAGCATTAGCATCAATAGAAGACTGTAAAGAAGAGCTTACCCCAGCAATTCTTGTTTCAAGTGTTGCTGATGTTCCTACGCTAGCAGCGGCACTTACTACAATACCTGTTAAATTTGAACCATCACCATAATAAGTTGTGGCAGAAACAACAGAAGCTTCTATAGAATCTACAGTAATTCTTGTAGCACCAATTGTGCCAGTTGTATTAAGGTTGCTTACAGAAAGTTCACCAGCAGCTATAACTCCAGTAACATTTAATGAGCCTCCTACAGATACATTACCATTAGAAGCTACTTTATTATTGGAAAGTTTAAGAGCAGTATTATTACCAGCCCCATCTTCAATAAATCTTACTACGCTATCAATACCAGTGTTATCAACACTTGTCTTAACTTTCAATAACTCTTTATAAGTATTTGATATTTTTTTGCCTGTTAAGTCTGTCATTATATTTGGTTCCAGTTCTTGCTAGTTTCTTCCCAAGTTTCTCCATCTTCCCAATTAATATTTCTGTCAGCATTGCTAGGAGGACGGGCATTTCTTACAATTTCTTCTTGATAAATATAAGGTGTTCTATTTTGTGGATGGTTCTTTAAATCATACCCACCATCAAAATCGTTTGGACAAACTAAAAGATTATAGCTATTTTTTTTCATTTGACGCATTGGATACCTAAATCCACAAACGTCACATATAGCTAAAGCAGTTTTAGTTGACATTAAACGTACCTCAATCTAGGCCGCATATAAATACTTGCACGTTCTTTATCTTCTTCTTGCGCACGAAGCAGACGCTCTTCATACTCTTGCTTTAACATTTGAATACGCCCTGCATCTACACCAGGTCTTTTCATTGACATGAAGTAAGCAGTCCCTGCAGTTAGGCAAGGCAAGAATCTACGTGACACATCAGCAGTCTGGCTTGAGCGAGACACATCCTGAATGTAACGCACTACTTCAAACTTTATTGTGTCTGTGCTATTTTCTGGAATAGGCCATAGATACACAGTAGCAGTATCTCTACCACGGCGTACAGCAAACTGTGTAGGTCTACCAGTCTGTCCTTTGCGTGGAACTTTCATATACTCTTCCATGCTGATACGCTCAAGCTGTATGTCAGTGCCACTACGATTAACTACTGCTTCAAGTACATCAATGTTTTCTGCATCAAGCGTATAAGATGTAACGCTGGTAGTGACAGTAACTGCCGTAGTTCCAATAGTCCACAATTGAATACCACGGTTCTGCCAGTCCTGTAGTAGTAGGTTGATTGAACGTCTAGCAGAACGAGGCTCTTCACCTAGAGTTGCTTCACCGCCAATCATTTCCATAGCTTCTTGGATTACTTCATCAATATCCATTGAGAAACTATATGTACCTGATGTTGCCATTACGGTCTCCTTGCTTTTTTCTTGCGACCAGCGCAGTGAGCCTTTTGACTAAAACCTCTTGGATTTGTACAGTCAATAGACTTTTTACGTTTTGTGGACCACCTCCTTTTCTGTGGGGGACGGCTCACTTGCTTGCTGGTCATACTTCTATTAATTGCCATTATGCTATCTCTATATAACCAAATACTCCTAATACACCAATCAATCCTAATGCTAACCCTATTCCTATTTTAATTAGAATCTCTTGTATATGTTGTGCCTTTATCTGTGCTTGTCGTTTTTGTTCAGCTATTGCTTTCTTTTCTTCCTGTATTCTCTTGGCTCTTTCATTTACAATCTGTTGCCAAGTACCGTTTCCAAACCGCATATCTATTAACATAGACATTTCATACAACTGTTCTTGTGCCAGCTTTGCATCTATTATATCAGATGCTACTGACTTATGCGAGGCAATAATTCCCTTACTTGAGAATCTTTCTTTCTGAATTTGCTGCTCACCTGCAAACAATCCATCAATCGCCCCTGCAATTTCGCCTATATCTCTAACAGTTTCTATATTAGACTTGATAAATTCTACAGACTGTTTAACAAGTGCTATACCTGTTAGCACCGTAGTTATAGGCTCCATTCTTTTCCTCTCTCTCTAAAAAGAAACTTACCACTTAACTTTATGACTCCAATATTTTGCACTTAGTTTTGTAGTGGGCTTACCCTGCGCATTGTGCCTAGCATAGTAAGACTTCTTACGTGCCTTATCTTTAGCTGTTGTAGGAGCCTTCCCTGCTCCTTTAACACCCTGTTGCCCAAACCGTACCAGCTTTACCTTATTTCCTTCTTTAGCTAGTACCGCATGGCTTTTAGTTTTGTGTCCTGGTGTGCGTTTAGGTTTATTGTAACCAGCAAACTTTTCACCTCTATAATCTATTGCCATTACTTCTTCCTATACTTACGTGTTTTCTTTGCTACAGCTTTAGGCTGCTTAACAAATTGTTTTCCCTGTTTAGTTCCTTTTCTTTTTGCTGCCGTTGTTGCCGCATACTCTGACGATGAGAGTGCCTTAATAGCCTTTTCTGGTAAGTAGCGTTCACCTGTCTCTGAAGACTTTTTGCCACTCTTAGTTCTCCACTTCTGCTTTGTCCAAGCCTTGAGAGACTTTTGTGATTTCTTCAGTGCCATTAGCTTTTGTATCCTCCACCTTTAGCTTTGTATTCTTTAGCCAACAGCTGCGCCTTTCTTGCTGACCACTGACCTGGGTTACCGCCTCGACTACCTGATTTAATTTGCTCGAACAGCCGTTTACGTAACGTGGGCTTGGTATAGTTACCAGCTTCATTAACCTTGCTTTTTCCTTTTACGCTCTGCCCCTTTGACTTTGCCTTTGTTGATGGACGCATAGAAGACCTGCTTCCCTTTTTTCTTACCATAAGTTTTCTCCATAGCCTTGGATATTTTCTTACCCTTTTTAGTTAGAGGCATTACCGTTTCCTTGCTTTACCAAAACCTTTACCAGTAGGTCTTCCACAGATAGAGCCTCCTTTGGCTTTACTTGTTGTGTTTTTTTCATCTGGAAAATATCTATCTAAAAAGTCTTGAGAAGAAACTTTTTTTAAAACTTCTTTTGTTTTTTCCTTATCTTCTTTTGTTAATACCCTATCTTCAGGCAATACTCGTTTTTTATCAGCCATTTTAATATTTTCCTTTCACGCTACCACCACGCATCATGGCTTTACCATAACCACGAGTAGCTGCACCACATCCGCGAGGTTTGCTCCCAACTCTACTTCCTGTTTTAAAAGACTCTGATTTTTTTCTGGTTTGTGCATAATTACCAGTTTTCATTTCTCTATTAGTAGTAGTTCTATATGGATTTTTTCTATCTGCTCCATCATCAGGAATAATAATTTGTTGTCCTACTTTAATCTTATCTACATTTTTAATATTGTTAGCTTCTTTTAATTTTCTAACTGTAGTATTGTTTTTCTTTGCAATTTCAGAAAGTGTGTCTCCTGCTTTAACAGTATATTTTTTTGCACCTCTTTCATTTGAAGTAAGAACTTCACGGCCTTTCTTAGGCTGTTCTGTAATAGGAACTTCTCTTCTTGAAGGTGCTTCTTTACTAGATACAGCAGAATTTTCTTTATCAATACCAGATAATCCTGCGGCAGCTGCACCAATACCAATAGCACCTGTTCTAATAGCATTCGCTGTTTTAATATCTTTAGGCTTAAGACCAGAAACTTGTCCTTGTTTATTTCTTACTGCTTGCCCAGTTCGTCTTCCTTTTTGGGTAGCGCCTACAACACTCTTCGCAATTTTACCAGCGCGTGTTGCTCCTGTTTTATCTTTTTTTAAATATTCTTTTGCCGTTTTACCTGCTGGTTTAGTTACCATTTTAATTGCTTTAAGAACTTTACTAGCACCTGCACTCATTTTATTTACCACCTTTCATTGCTTTACCATAGCCACGGATAGCTGCGCCTACGCCACGAGGCTTACCAACTTTACCACCTCTTTTTTTAGAAGTAGTCTTAGCCTTTGAGCCTTTAGACATTTTTGCCATTTCTGATTTAGACATGCCTTCATATGGAGAACGTGCGTTTCCTTTTTCAACTTTAATTTTTTGACCAGCACTAATTTTGTTGTAGTCTGTTATTTCAGGATTCATTGCTTTTATTTGTGGAAGTGTCATGCCAGCAGCTTTAGCAATTTGAGAAAGTGTATCACCTTTTTGAATTGTGTATGTTCCTCTTATTACTTTTCCAGAACTGCTACCTTCTTGCGGAATTGGTCTTCCAATTGCTTCTCTAGCTTTTGCAACAAGATTCTTTTCTATATCAGACATTCCTCTTCTTGCTTCTGCTCTACTTACAGGTCCAGTAACTCTGCCTTGTAAGTTTCTACGCATAATATCAGTAGGAGATTGTCCTTCTTTAATATTTTTCATATAAGAAGGTGTTTGTTTATCAACAGCTTTAGCTACGGCTGTTTGTTGCTCATCTACTCTTTTTCTTCTTCCTGGCTCATTTAATGCCATAATACCAAAAGTAGCTGCTGGTAATGCTAAAGCACTAAGAAGCATTGAGCCTCCAGCGCTAGTAGCAAATCCTAGACCACGAGCAGCAGTAGCTAATGCTTTGCCTCTAATACCTTGTTGTGCTGCTTGTCTTGCAAGTTTTTGTGCGCCACGTTTAGCAATTTTTTCTTTTGCTGCTTTTGTTCTTTGTCTATTAATTTGTCCTTCAATTCTTTTAGCCTCTTTTTCCCAAGCTGCGTCTAATGCTTTTTGTGTTTCTGCCATTTTAGTTTCCTCCTGCTAGGGTATTATCGCCGCCAGCAGGCGATGCTGGTGCTTGCATATCATCTCTTCTAGTTCTACGTGCCTGATTACGAAGCCCTTCAATAGTACTTGCAAACTGTGATTCATAAACTGGCGTAATAGAATAGTTTTTCATAAAGTTACTTGCCTCAATCATTGAAGCATAGAATAGCGCATCATAACAAAAGTCCGTAAAGTAGTTTGTTTGTGTTGCACTGGTTAAAGTAGTGGGTCTTGCTGTATAAACAATTTTGCCAGAATAAGTGGCACTTGCAGTAGGAGCAAATAAAATTCTAGTGTTTGTCTGCCGTGCATAATATTTAGGCGTTCCTGTGCTTGCGCTAACAGGCCAGTAATCATTGATAAACTCATCAGTTCTTTGTAATAAATTAATTTTTGTACCACTGTCTTCAATAAATATATTCTTAATAACTCTTGTTCCTGTAGGTAATGTAAATGTATTAGTACCTGCTGATAGTGCAACTGCTGTAGTTAGCACAAGACCAGAGTCATCAAGATTTAATGTTAATCGTTCTTCAGCCCGATTAATCATATTAGGAATATACGCTATAAATTCAGCCCCATCATTTTCAGTGGCCTGAATAATATCGTTTACAAGGTATGTATAATTAGCCATAATAAATTGTTACACTCGCAGCACTAACAGGAAGGGTTACAGATACTTTACCAGCCATTCTAATACCAGCATCAGTAAATTCTTGATAACCTACGTCATTAACACTTGTCAAGTCAAATCGAATAATACTACCGACAGTTGTACCAAAAGGGTCAACAGAAGTTCCCACGATAGAAAACTGCCCAATGCCTGTTGCGTGTACCCCACGAATACGTGTATCGGTAAGTGTAGTGCCTGTTACTACATCTAGTGCTGGACCAGAGGAAGACACATAAGATACTCTAAGATTAGTAGCCATATTGTTTTTGCTCCTATAAAAAACTGTAATGCCTATATTATACTAAAAAAGGGCGCAGGATACAACTCCCACGCCCTTCTATTTTTAGTCTAGGAG